GATAATTCGTTCGGCAGTACGTCAACTGTCGTGAATCTATGGATGAATTAGAACAAGTTATCGGTTCCGAGGAGAAGGAAACTCCAGCTCAACCGTTAGGACCAACAGGTCCAGCAGAGCAAGAAAAACCCGAAGTCGACGAAGTTCGTAAAAAAGAAGAACATCTCGCAAATGTCAATAAGGCTATTGCAGAAGCTAATGAGGAGTTAAGGAAACTCAGAACCGCCAAAAAGACGGTAAAGCTCCAGCCCCTGGTGGGCGAGGAGGAATTACCTGAGATTGACCAAAATGACCCATCAGCTAAAGCGTGGATGAAACATATTGGCGACAAGGTTGGTCCTTTACAGGATGAACTTGATAGTGAGAAACGGGAAATCCGCACGTTCGCTCTACAGCAATTTTTAGAAGATAAGCCTTCCTTATCAAAAAATCAGGACAAGATTAAAGAACTTGTTGGATTGTATGAAAGGATACGCACGGCTACGGAACGCACTACAGAAGGTGTGCTCCTAGATTTGCAAAAAGCTTACGCTGCTTTAAATGCCGACGAACTTATCGCAGCTGCTAGAGGGCAGAGAGTTGATAAAGCTAAAGCTGAATCTGCTTTCTCCGATATAGCAGTTTCTCGTGGAGCGTCTTCATATCAGGCACCTAAAAAACCAAATTTCGCTGCCCAACTCACAGAGGAGGACAAACGACAATTGGCTAAATGGGGAATTTCCCCAGAAGAATGGGCGACTGACAAAGAAAAATACTCAGAATAAGGTCGAGACGACTCCTATTAAATAGACAAACAAAACACATTTATGGCAACTTACGGAGCAACAGTTTTTAAGACCCCGAACAATCCCATAAACTATACGAGTGATTTTGCAATTGGAACTAATAGTGAGGTATTTACATCCGGCGAACCAGTAACCGTTTCAAGCGGTTTACTGACAATTGCTGGTGCAACTTCTGCTATCGCTGGCGTAGTAGTTAAGACAGCTACTATGACAGTTGATAACCAGACAGTCGCATTTGTAAAGCCCTTACTAATTCCGGTTGACCAGGACTACGAATTCCTTATGGGATGTAATTCTAATTTGAGTGAGACGACTTCTATCGGAGTTTTTTACAAACTAACCGGTACAACCGCCGCTATTCAAGTAGATGTAGGTTCTGGTGCTCAAACCACAACTAACAGAGTTGTAGTTTGCACAAAAGTCGACCCGAATGGTACTAGCGATTTGACTCAGGGTTTATTCAAGTTCGTTAAAGTTATAAATGTTAAGTCCGACGAGTAATCGGCAAATTAAAAAATGGCTGACATAACAAGACTATTTGATTTAGCAGACCCTCGTATCAGAAAGATTTGGGACCAAAAGCAAACTCAGCTTTCAACAAGGCTTGAGTATGCTGACCTAGGTCTTTCAGACCATACGGCGGAAATACTCGATACTCAATTCGAGAACTTCACCGGACTTGGCATTGCACAAGCTACTGGTGAAAGAGAACCATATGCACAGGAAGATATTTCTGCGGCATACAAGGTTACTATCACTCCAGTTAAGTTCACAAAAGCCATCTCAATCACAGAAGAAATGTTGAGGTTTAACCTCTGGCCCAAGATTAATAACTTGGTCGGTGGTGTAGCCAATTCATTAAATGCTCGTATCAATACTGATGCGACTAAAATCTTCTACTTGGGATTTGGTACTACGTTCTTTACTGGTGGAGATGGTTCGGCACTTTTTGCCACTCACACCATGCTAGATGGTTCAACTCAATCCAATACTTTGGGTGCGGTTCCGTTGTCTTACGACAACTTAAAACTAGCTATCCAAAAAATGGACCGATTTGTTGATGACAAAGGTATTCAGTTACTACCTTGCACAAAACTACGACTTTTAGTCGCTAGAGAGAACAAGGAAAGAGCTGAAGAAGTGTTACGCTCAATCGGTAACCCCGATAATGCTAACAGAATCAACAATGTGTTTGCTAACGGTCAAGGATTCATAGACTACAAAGTAGCTTCTTGGATTCCTTCAACCACTTATGGCAAATACTGGTTCGTTATTGATTTAGATAGAGCCTCTCAAATGGCATACATGGTTTGGGGCTGGAGACCAAAGTTCGATGATGACAAAGTAGTCAACAACGGTACTAAAGTCTACACAGGTTCGACTATGTTTAAACCAGGATTTCAATCTTGGCAGTGGGCAATCGGTGCAAATAGCACAACTTAAATTCTTTGTCAAGATATCCAATTAAACTACTAAATAGTATAATTAGGATATGAATAAAATCTGTATTGTTTGCGG